AGCAGAATTAGCAGAGATGAATATCTAAGCATTCCAACAAAAACAACTACAGGCCGACCAACGCAGTTTTTTTTAGACAGACAAATAACGCCTAATTTAAAACTGTGGCCCCTGCCTGATAATAGCACAGATGTAATCGTCTATGATGCTTTGACGCGCATGGATGATGCCGACACTTACATAAACACGGTTGACATGCCATTTCGGTTTTATCCCTGCCTAGCTGCGGGATTGGCGTATTACATCGCCATGAAAAGAGCGCCAGAAAGGTTGCAAATACTTAAACCGATATATGATGAAGAAATTAATAGGGCTATGGATGAAGATAGGGACAGAGCTTCATTTAGAGTTGCGCCAGATTTAAGGAACTATAGATATGTCTAAATACGCCACAGGAAAATGGGCGTATGGAATATCTGACCGTTCTGGATTTAGGTATCGTTTGCGTGATATGCGCAAAGAGTGGAATGGTCTTTTAGTCGGTAAAGATGAATGGGAACGTAAAGAGCCGCAACTGCGACCACTAAGAGCGCGACCAGACCCACAAGCATTAAAAGACCCTAGACCTGAGACTGATGTAGCGGCTATGAATGCCATACAATATGGCTTTAATCCTGTTGGATACCGTGGCGATGCTTTAGGTTTTACTGGCAATAGATTAAAAGCTGAAGGGTCTGTAGGCACAGTTACTATTAACGTAAGCCCTAGTCAGGAAGACGTTGCCAATGTCGTAGGTGTTTATGGCACTGGCGCTTTAGGTTCTGTCACCATACCTTCAGCTTCAGCACCAAGATTTGACAGCACATCTATTACACTAGATTCAACAACAGATACTTTTGATGAAGGATAAAACATGTCTTTACAAAGCGTAGGAATAGGAAGCAGTGCAAATGATGGCAATGGGGACACTCTTCGTTCTGGGGCCACCAAAATAAATGCAAACTTCACCGAAATATATGCGGCTCTTGGCAATGGAACCACGCTTACAGATATAATTAATTCTAGTGGTATTATTGATGTAAGTTCTGGTGCAAACAAGATTGTTTTTTATTATGCTAATCTAAGCGACTTACCAAGTGCTAGTACCTATCATGGCGCGGTAGCACATGTTCACGCGACGGGGGGGTTATACTTTGCGCACGGTGGCGCATGGATTAGATTAAATGATGAAACTACTGGTCCTGTAACAAAATACACCGCTGGAACAAACGGTTCAAGTGCCTATACATTCACTGGCCCCGGAGCTACATCTGGCGACAATCCAAACTTCACTTTCTATAAAGGTCATACTTATCTTTTAGATAATACGGCTAATGTAGGCAGTCATCCTTTGCAGATAAGAACTTCAAATGGGGGTTCCGCTTTTACAACAGGCGTTACTGATAACTACAACTCAACGTCAGGGCTGACACAGTTTATTGTACCGCATGAGCCTTCTGACACTTCTTTAGTGTATCAATGCACCAACCACAGCAGTATGGTTGGAAATATAACAATAGTGTGACGCTATAGGTGAACAAATGAGCTATACATACACAACGCTAAAAACCGCGATAAAAGATTATACAGAGAATGATGAGACTACTTTCGTCAGGAATCTACCCGTATTTATAAAAAACTCTGAAGAACGGATTTTAAAAAACGTTCAACTTAGTCTTTTTAGGAAAAATGCAACGGGAGTTATGTCAGACACAAGCAAGTATTTAGCCGTTCCATCTGACTTTTTAGCGCCATTTTCTTTGTCATACACTTCAAATAGCGAAGAAATATTTGTTGATTTTAAAGACCCTGATTTTGTTCAATCATTTAATCCAAACCCTGCAACAAAAGGGTTGCCTAGATTTTATGCACAATTTGACGTAGACAATTTTATTTTAGGGCCAAGTCCTAATAGCGATTTTCCAGCGGAATTACACTACTTTTACCGTCCAGCCAGTATAACATCTAGCAGTTTTTCTATAACTCTCTCCAACGTCAGCGGAACATTCACAACTTCGGATACCGTTACAGGTTCAACTAGCTTGCAGTCTTCAAAGGTTAGTTCTGTTACAAACGCGAGTACCTTGAGTGTCGCAATACCCGCAGGAGATTTTGTTGTGGGCGAAACGTTAACAGGAAGTTCTAGCGGAGCTACGGGTACGCTGGCAACAATAGGTTCAGACGCAACTGAAACTTGGCTTAGTGAAAACGCAGAAGTTGCTTTGCTTTACGGAAGTTTGATGGAAGCGTATATATTTATGAAGGGTGAACCCGATTTGCAGCAAATATATGAAAAACGCTTTGGGGAAGCTGTAATGGGCTTAAAATCTTTGGGCGAGTCAAAAGAAGTTACAGATGAATACCGTACTGGGATGATTGTAAGAGGGAAACAGTGATGAATATGCCATTTGAAATGTCTGTTGGTAGTGTTGGGGTTAAAACTACTAACAATCGAGGATTTACCCCTGAAGAAGTTGCAGAACTATGCGTTGATCGACTTATGCTAGTTTCAAATGACGCACCTCCAGCCATTAAAGATCAAGCCTTGGCTCACAAGGAACGTATGAAGGCTGTAATAGCAGTCTACATGAAACAGGCTATCCAAAGCGATAGAACTACTGTATATAATGCAATCAGTGATGCTGGTCATAAAAAACTAGCTGAATATATAAGGAAAATGTAAATGGCATTCTCAGGAAACTTTATGTGTACCTCTTTCAAAGTTGAAGTTTTGAAGGGTGTCCACAATTTTACCGCTGCATCTAACGTCTTTAAGCTGGCAATGTACACAAACAGCGCAAGTTTCACAGCGGCTACCACAGCTTACACTTCTAGCAATGAGGTTAGTGGCACAAACTACACCGCTAAGGGTAACGCTGTAACTACTGTTACTCCTGTTGCTTCTAGCACAACGGCTCTTGTAGACATGAACGATGTTGTGTTTAGCAACGTGACTATTTCTGCCGTTAGAGGCGCATTGATCTTTAACGAAGCAGCTTCGGGTGATCCAACGGTTTGTGTTCTTGATTTTGGTGGAGATAAAGCTGCTAGCGCAGGTGACTTTACAGTAGTGATGCCAACCGCAGACGCGAGTAATGCTATTATCCGTATCGCCTAAGTAAAAGGATAACCCATGCCACTACCTTTTTCTGGCTGGGGCCGTGGCGGTTGGAGTTCTGGCTCTTGGAATAGCTTACAAGTAGGTGTATCCGTTACAGGCGTAGCGGGTACAGGGGCTGTTGGTAGCGTAAGCACTACCAGTGGTGTTACTCAACCTGTCACGGGTATAGCGGGTACAGGGTCAGTAGGCTCTGTAACGGTTATTGGCGCAGCTAACCTAACTGCTACAGGTATAGCGGGTACAGGGTCAGTAGGTTCTGCAACGGTTATTGGCGCTGCTAATCTAACTGCTACAGGTATAGCGGGGACAGGGGCCGTAGGGTCAGTGACCACTACAGCCGCAGCTAATATAACAGCTACGGGAGTTAGCGGCACATCTGCGCTTAACACTGTTGTAACTGAGTCTGATGGCAACCTTTCGGTAATTGGTCTTAACTCCATTGGATCAGTCGGTGCAACCTCTGTATCATCCAACTCAGTAATTCCTGTAACGGGTGTTTCTGGAACAGGTTCAGTAGGTGCCTCTACGTCTAGGGTTGGCATTAACGCCAGCATAACAAGTGGTGTAGCAGGTACAGGCTCGACAGGTAGCGTTACAATAGACCTAACGGCTAACATACCCGCAACAGGGGTCACAGGTACAGGCGCAGTAGGCAGTATAACTCAAACGAGTTCTGTAAACCAGTTAGCAACAGGGGTTGTTGGCACTGGGGCAATAGGTACGACAAGTAATACCAGCGGCGTAAATCAGACTGTAAATGGTGTATCGGGTACAGGTGCTTCTGGTTCGGTAGCTGTAAGCGCCAAGGCTAATACTACTGCAACAGGAGTATCTGGCACTGGCGCGGTAGGCAGCATAACGCAGACAATCTCCGCAAATATATCTGTTACAGGGGTGTCTGGTACGGGTGGAGTTGGCTCAACAACTGCTACAACGGTATCAAACATTAGTGTTACTGGTGTAGCAGGAACAGGCGCGGTAGGGGCTACAACCTGTGCGTTTGGTTATGCTGTAACAGGTGTTTCTGCTACAGGTTCAGTGGGTTCTGTTACTACAGGTTCAGGCGTTAATCAAAATGTAACAGGCGTTTTTGCAACAGGTAGTGTTGGTTCTTCGTTTGTTTGGAGCAAAATAGTTCCAATACAAAGCCCTGAATGGACGCCTGTATCTCCTAGTTCTACTCCAAACTGGAAAAAGATTGCGTCTTAACGATAGGCGCGGTACAAATAAAACAACTTATCTGCTTAGGAAACTCACATGGCTAGTACATATGGAAATGATCTTCGGCTAGAAGAGATTGGTGAT